TATAAAAATGACGCAATAACTAATTTAGCAAATTCTAGGCTCGCAGCCATTACCATCACATTTGTCGAAGCCCCAGCGAACATCTTACCTATACCGAAAATAGAATAGAAAGCAGCCGAAAAGGATATGCTAGCAGCAGCAATTGCCACAAGCCAAGGAAAAATTTTGTTTTCTTTCATTCTTTATTATATTTCTTAATCGATATATATCCGCAGAAAAAAGGTCCACTCTTAAGAATGGACCTTTTTGTATGAATTGGTTGTAAAAATTATCCTATACTGCTTCTAATCCCTGTTGTGCAGCAGCTAAATCCTTGTTAAGATCTTCTAAATCTTTGTTATCCTGTGAAACTGCAGATAATGCTTGCTCTAACTTTTTGAATAAATCAATAAAAGACTCAGCAACACTACTACCGGACGATTCAAATCTGTTTAAAAAATAATGACTTGCTTCTATAGTAAGTGCGTTTAGGAAAATTACATCGTTTGATATACCGTTTTTAGTAACTTCCTTTAGCTTCTTAGTAATTTCTAAGATACCTAATCCCTCTTTACCTTTCCATGTAATTGATTCAATAACATTAGAATAAACCTCTAAGGATTCTGCATTCATAGAAACTGCATAAACTTTATTAGAAAGTTCGGACATTTTAGTTTCTAATGCTTTTTGTAGTGCAGCTACTTTAGCTTCGTCAACAACTACCTCTTGTAAAAATTCTTCTGACATGTTTTTAATTTTATTTATATTTTAGTTTTTGTGGGGGTTAAGTTTCGTTAAATCCCGTTTATTTCTCTGAATTCCCCAAGTAAACCTAAGAATTTTCTAAGGTATATTTTGAACTCATCTTTCGTAACTATAAATCTTTGTAGTTTTGAATCCTTTTCGTTTGCGATCCATATTTCACCTCGGTCTGGGATTACTCCGTATCTTTCAGCATATGCAAACATGTAGGCAGATATTTGACACTTGTATGATAGGATATCTTCTTCGTCTTTCGGTGAGCTTGATGATTTAAAATCTATCACTACCGTTAAATCGTTTAGATCTAAATAGATAAAATCTGTTGCTCCTGCCCATCCACCTCTAAAGTCTGTCCATAGAAAAAGCTCATTATGCAATACCTTTTTAATATTGCCCCAAAATTCTTCGTGATAAAAATTCCAAAAAAGGTCTCTTCCCCTTTTGATTAGGGGTAATTTATCTGGGGAACTTACCTCCTCTCCTTTCGCTATATCCTGCGCAATGACTAAACTCTTTTCTACCGATCTAGATTCAGCATACTCTAAAAGAAAATGCTCAAGCATATTGTGCATAACAGTTCCCCTAAAAGATGCATCATCGAGTATTTTTTGCCATCTAGCTTCACCGAACTTTTCTCTTAATGGTCTAAATTTAGGCTCAGTAATGAGCTTTAAAACGGTAGTGACTGAAGGAAAAACTAGCTTAGTCCCATCTGATTTTGTTACAACGTACGCTCTGCCCCACGGATAACTTTCTCTTACAATTTCTTCTGACTCCAATTAAAAAAATGATATTATCCAATTAAACCCATTTGATATCCAATGGGTTTTTGATTCTATTATTATAGCACTTGTCCAAAAAATAGTCCTTGATATAATCCACCATTTGGTAAGATTTCTAAAGTATGGATAATAAATTAGCAAATATGATGTAGATTCTGGTATTTCTTTGTACTCGGGTATGATAATCTCATGGAGATTGAGAGAGGTTAGATACTCGTTCAATCCCTTGGATTGGTCGACAAGATATGCTGGCCAGAGCTCCCTAGGTAGATCTGGTGACATAGTAACCTCTGGAGGAAGATTCACAACAGTGTAGATCCTGCCTATCCAATCCACTCTAAGATTATTTTTTGTCCACAGAGGTGAATTTATCATCTCTCTTTTGATTATCTTTCTTAGAAAAAAATAATTTCTAATGTCTCTGATAACCCCGAAAATTTTAAAAGGATTTGAAAACATATTAGTCAATAAAATTTAATTTGATACCTGGAAACATTTCCCTGATTTTAATTCTAGCTCTTCTGATTCTTGTTGCAACTGCTCTTTTTTTCATGTCATACTTATCTGCAATATCTTGATATTTCATTTTATGAATTTCTCTATCCATAAGAATATCCTTATAAATCGCAGGAAGGTGTCTCATTTTTTCTAGAACTACTTCGTATAAATCATCAAAACCACCCTCTTGATTATTTATCTCCCACTCGGGTTCAGAGAAAATACCTTCTGGCGTAATATGAGAAAGAGGGATAAATTCATCATAATCTCTTCCATCAAGTTCGACAGATTCATAAACAAGAGGCGTAAATTTTTTAGAATTTTTCTTAATTAGCAAGGATTCATTTCTTGCTATATTGTATGCCCATGTAGAAAAATTACCCCTTGCTGGATCATACTGAGCTACCTTAACCCATATCTTTTCAAATGTTTTGGAAACAGCATCCTGTGCAACTTCTTCGTCTATTAATATAGATTTACAATGGTTGAGCAATCCAGGTTTAATCCTATCATAAAGAGATTTAAAATCTTTTTCTTGAGAGGTTTCTAAAAATTTCTCTGCTAATTCTTGGATGCTTTTTGCCATTGTTAGTTTGGTTTAAGGTTGTAAGTTAATATAAACAATTTCTATTCCTGCTTGTGAAAGCAAATCTAGTGATTCAATTTTTCTATAAAGCTCTGAAAATACTATTCTTTTTATTCCAGATTGTATGATCAATTTAGAACAATCGAAACAAGGTGAAAGAGTAACATACATCGTACTACCGTGTGACGAAACAGTATTCATTGCTAACTTAGTAATAGCATTAGCTTCTGCATGAAGAACTGATGCTAAAGTATTATTTTCTAGATCTTCGCAAATATTGGGAAATCCTGTTGGAGTTCCGTTATATCCATCAGAAATTATCGTTTTATTTTTAACAACCAAACATCCTACCTGGCTTCTTCTGCAATGTGAATTTTTAGCCCATTCCCTTGCCATTCTTAGATACACTACATCCAGACTGAACTGTTTTAGGTCTGGACAATTTTCCTCTGTGTGCTCTTTGTAGTTATTCTGGTTGATCAATTTCTTCTATTTTTAAGTTTCCTTTAAAAGAATCTATTATGGGATAAACTAAATAAGCAGGAAACTTACCAAGAAGATTAATAATTTGATTTATTTCCTCTTCAGTAAACGACTCTTTACTTCTGATCATTTCGATCGATTCCTTTGTGTTATCAAAGGGACTTTCTAAAAAATCAGAGATAATTTTTCTTAAATCTTCCGTAACTGTGTAGATTTTTTTTGTCTCGGGCATCTCTTTTTAGTATACTACACAAATATACAAGAAAAGTTTCGTAATAAAAAAACGTAATTATGAAAAGTTGTGCTTACCGTCAGTAAAGATCAAAGGACCCTGTAGTGTCTTCAACACGTCTCTCATGACTTTAAGAAGCTCAGCATTAGTCTGATCCTGCTCTTTGTCCTTATTATCCTCCATCGATTTAGTTTCTGGTGCCGGTGTGGTTTCCTTATTTTCCTCAGTTGATACTTTTTGCTCTTGTGACACCGGGGATTCAGCTGATGCGGGTTTAGGGGTATTTTCCTGTTGAATAACTGGGGTAATTGGGGGAGCCTGAATAGGCTCTGCCATTTTAATAGTTTCAGAAACCTTTGATGCTACCTCTGCTGTTTGCGTTTGGTTTAATGTCTGTGCGCCTGCTTCAATAGCAGCAGGTGATTCCGTATTAGCAGTTTCCGGTGCTAAACTCTCTGGTAATCCAGGTAAAGAAATATCCAACGATTTTTGTAAGTTACCAGCTGCATCTGGATCTTGAAACATTTTAGCTATTTCTTCTGAGCTCATACCCGAAGAATTAGCAAGCATATCTAAAAGAGGAGTACTAACTGAGGATTCTGTTGTTGATCTAGATTCCATAGGCGATTCCGCTGCTAATGGAGACACTGGTTGATTTGCAGTCTCTGGAGTTGCTATGCTAACTGTTTGGGTGGATTCAATATTTTGTACTGGTTGTATAACCTCAGATTTTAGAGGTTCTATCGGGGGTTGTGATTTTTCAACGACGTTATTCTGTATTTTCTCCGCTACAACAACCTGTGGTGCTTGTGGTATTTCCACTGGGATAATAGGAGAAGTAGGAACTGGTTCCATTTTCTCTGCCTCTTTAACTCCCGTTGGAGTTTCCTCTGTTTTAGTAGCGCTTGCTTCTACTGATGGTATTGGCTCTGTCTGTGAATTCGCTTTGGTTAAAAAATCATAAAGCATTTGTGATTTTTCTAGAATATAGTTGTCATTAGATACCCCAGATTCTGATCTTTCAACCCCAATTTCTTTAAGAAAATTTAACATGGTGGAATCTAAAAGATCGTGAAGATCTTTAGAGTTCAAATTTTTCATCACAGGATTATTGAAATCAGCTTCATCACCGTCTTCTAGATTGTATATTTCCTCTGAAATCTTGCTATAATCTGTTTTTGTTTTTGCAACCAGATCTTTAACTGCTGCAGAATCTTCAAAAACAGGAAGATTTGCAATACCCCATCCTTGTAAATATGCGGGTGGTTGCTCTTCTAACTCTTCAATGTATTTAACTGTTCCTCTAAGGATATCATCAATCTTATATCCTATGAATTTCTCTGCATCTACCCCCGCTGGAACCTTATTAAAATTTATAAAGCCCATAGGGGGGAATATATCCCTATTTGCCTCATGCATTGCTAATTCTACAACTTTAGAGGAAGCCTCGGTTAATTGAGGAACATTAGCTTTTTCTTCCTCAAGCTTTTTCTTGTAGTATTCAAACCTACCCTGTTCTGTTTCTAATGAATCTGCCAAAATTGGAACTTATTTCCTGTATATATTAAAGGGAGTTAAGAGTTGCCTAAATTAAATAAAGGAACCATGCCATCTTTCTCTTTTACTATCTTTTTGTTTTTTTCCTCTATTTCTTTATTAAGCTTTTCTAAAAGAATTTGGTATTCAAAATAGGGGAGCTTTTCTAGTTCTGAGAATGGGATATTATAATCCTTTGCAAATTTGAGTTTAATCTCAAAGTAGTTGTCCAAAGATATCTGAAATAATGTAAAGGGATCGGATTCCTCCGCGAAATCGGATAGGAGCAGTGACCTCGGCACCGCATTTACTGCAAGTTATTTCTAAAGAGTTTTTAGTTGCAAAAGTTACTTGCTCTGATATACTATCAGCTAAAACAAATTGCGTATATGTCCAATTTTTAGAATTGAACTCATACTCATCATATGCTCTTTCGTCCAAATCCCTCCAATTTGGTATTAAATATGGGGATATTTTAGCAAAAGTCTGATCGTATTTTTTCCCGCCCTTCACCTTATCCTTTATAATTTTCCGGATTTTAGTGGAAACCCCAATGGTTGGAATGAATAGCTGAATGGCTGTGTCCCCGTTTTTTGGAACTAAATTAAAATATCCATTTTCTTGGTCGTAGAATTTAACGATTTTAGGATCTAATTTAAAGGAGGATAAAATACCAGAGGTTAACTCAATGTCTGACGGAATAGGACAATCACCTTTAGCGCAATCCTTTTTGACTGGTATAAAAATTCTATTTTCACCTTTGACAAATGTTAGATCCCTTATTGCCATAAATATGTAAAATCTATCCTCTTGATAAATGTCCATATAATTTAAAACACCTTCTGGCCATTTAAGATTACAGCACTTAGCGATTATATGATTAATTTTCTCATCAATGTTTATTGGATCATTTTCGTCTATAGTAGAAAAATGCCTAATTTCTCCAACCTCTGCTGATCTGATGCTCATTTCCATTCCTCTGGGATATCCAAATCCTCCAGATGGAAGATTTTCTATAGGAAGCTTTTTCCATGGGGATTCCATCCCTTGGATGCTTTCCATTTCCTCTACATAGGATGCTTTTCCTAGGGATTTAGGGGTTTGTGTTTCTTTTGGTAGATCTGAATAATCAAGGCCACTTTCTTGTTCTTTTCTACTTAGCTGTTCTAAAGCAATTTGATCTAAATTATTATCCATGACTTTTTATATTTTATCTATCTTTGATTGTAGTATCTAGAATAAAATATAATTCAAAAATTGGATGAAGATTTAGGATTTTTATTTAAATGCCTCGTAAGCAAGATATACGATAACCAAAAACATCCTGAAATTGAGTAAAAGATTACATCTGCAACCCAATATGAACCACTCAAATCCATTATTAGTTTGAATAGGGCGTCGTACCCAAGCGGAAGAAAGAACATTGCTAACATAAGAGATGTATCCTTGTAAAGGGTTAGTCTTTTCTCTTTTTCCTTTAATTTTTTTATGGTTTTTACTATCACTCTCGTCCATTTGCTAATAGTGGTGGCTTCTTAAATGTCAAACATATAAAAAGGCTTATCGGTAGGATAAGCCTTTTATATATCTATCTTGTATATTTTTGATTAGTTAAACACGTCTTCAAAGTAATCTGCTCTGAATTCTGCTGAAATTGTGTATAATCCCCCTACGTTTTCATAGCTTAAAGGAATAGGATCAATTGCTTTAGTCGGAAAACAATTTAAGAATTTCATTCTTCTAAAAACGTCGCCTTGTTTATTAAAAATACTAACTAGAACATAAGCACCACCAGCATAATTGGATTTAATTCCCATTGCACCGGTCAAAGGATTATAAACTAAATCTGACCATTGTCTTAAAGTTTTGTGTACATAATTGGAGTTATTATCATCTAAATTGGTTTGAAAGTTGATTCTAAGTTTAACCCCCGTTTGATCTACACCAGCACCTGCATATCTTCTTCTAGCAAATTTGTAAAATTGCTCTACCGGTGCTGGAGTTTTGTCAACCTCTAGCCCAGATATTTGGGTGATATTTTCAACCAATAAGCTTCTTCCAGCATTACCTGCAGGATTAGAAACCGCAGCGGGAGGTTGAATTATAACCTCAAACTGATTTAAGTATACCGGTTCGTATAGACTTACTGCTGCTTTTGCACTAGTAAAATGTGGTAATCCTGCCATTTTTAAATTTTATTATAAGAATACGTCGTCAAAATAATCAACTGCCCATGTAACCTTTAAAGTAAATAACCTTTGATCTGTATAGTTTAGATCCATTTGAGATAAAGGAGTCATAATAAAACAATCTTTACAAGTTATTCTTCTATGAACATCTCCAGCTTTATTAAAAACACTTATTACTATAGTTCCTGTATAGTCTTTCTTAAGACCAAGAGCTCCTGTAAGCGGGTTGTAAATTAAATCCGCCCATTGTCTCATTGTTTTAAAAACATACATTGAGTTATTTTCGTCCAGATTGACTTCAAAGTTTATTCCCAGATCAAATCCGGTTTGCTGGGGTTTAGCTCCTGCATAATATCTTTTAGCGTTTTTATACTGTTGGAATGTCTCACCTGGGTTCTGATCAACACCCAATCCTTCTACACTCTTTACGTGTTCCAATAGGATGTTTCCATTATTTGGATTCCCCTGCGGAGCTACTACAGCAGCAGGTGGGGAGATTAACACCTCGAACTGGTTCGTGAAAATCGGTTCGAATTTATTAACCGCCGCCTTAGAAGATGTATAATGTGGTAATCCTGCCATTTTTTATTTTATATATTTCTCTATAGTGTTTTTAATCAAATTAACTGAATTGAATAAATCCACCAGAAGCTATACCACCTGTTCTAGCAACTGTCATTCTATTTATAAATTTGTGTATACCTCTAGCTGGTTCTACGATTATATCGATAATACCGATATTTTGGTCGATAACAGCAGGAGTGTTGTTAGAAGAGTCCATGATAGTTAAGAAATTGTAAATTCCTCCTACGTTCTTAACCCCTGATAAGTAGTTATCTACTATAGTCTTAATTTCAAGTCTGATTGAATCTTCGTTGAAATCGAATAAGTAGTTAGCTAAGATATCTTCTACGCTTTCTTCAAGTGTAATTAATAGATCTCTAACGTGCAAGTTGTTAAATGCGGAGTTAGTTCTTTGATATCCTGTTTGGTTACCGAAGATTACTAATCCAATGTTTCTTTTTCTTACTATCGGATTAATACCAAATGGCTCTAAAAAATCTCTATCTTCTTGAGAGAAATCATACTCAAGTCCAACTAAGTTAGATCCTGAAAGTACCCCTCTTTTTTGACCAGCTACGATGGAATAAGGTTCGCCGGTAACGAATTTTCTAATAAAATTGTTACTTACGTGAGCTGCTGGTGGGATATTAAAGTTTTTACCATTTTCTCTAATAGTTAAGAATGGAGCAAACACACCGCAGAATTTAGCTCCGTTATCTTCGCTAGGTAGTGTGAATCTAAATGAAGGATTCAGATCAAGATTACCGCCGTCTGCGATATATCTTGCGCTTAGCAAAGGTGCTGGATCGGTAGCAGATGGTGCAGTAGTAAATCTAGGATCAATAGAGTTTTTAAATTTCTCCATTGAAGGAGCATTAATTAATGCTAGACATTTTTGTCTATTTTTAGCAAGATTTGCAAGCTGCTGCTTAGAATCTGTTTGTATCTGTCCGTCAAATGTGTCTACAACATATCTAAATGTGATAATGTTTCTATCAGATAAGGTGTTAGCAATATTGGTTTCTGTCAATACGTTTAAGATCTCATCCAATCTATCATCATTACCGTTTGGTTTATGTGTGTTCTTTAATTGGAATCCAGGAAGATATGTAAAGTTAAGATTTGTTACGAATTTGTGAATCGGTCTAAATTTATTAACTCTTTGTCCTGAGTAGATTTTAATAGGTCTATCGGTTGTTACATATACACTGTATGCTCCTGGCCCTGTTGTATTTCTCGTAGATACTATTACTCTAGCCAATCTATTTGAACCTGTGATAGGATCAATATCTTCGGAAACTAAAAGATCTCCAACTGCTAATCCCGACGCGGTAACATTTTCTAATGTCATTTCAACCTGAACGT